TTTGTAGTTGTGTTTGAATCTCCAAAACTTAACTCCGTCTTGTTCGTTATCACGGTCGATAACTTTAACAATATAGAATTTACGTGCTTTGTATTGTTTAGCAAGTTCTTTGTCAGACTCTTTTCCTGTTGACATCAATTCTTCATACACTTCATTAAGTGGTGAACGCTCGTTGTCATTCTTAGCAGGGTCATAGAACTTTTGCCATTTTCCATCTACAAAAACTTCATGGAACCATACTTCTTTGAAAGGTGATGATCCGTCCGTTGTTGGTAGAATTCGGAGCTTTCTTTGTCCTTGTTTTTCTGTGTCTTTTAGGATTGCCGCGAAATACTTTTTCATTCGGTCTTCAGAAGACATTTTTGAGTTTGAGTTTGTAAAACTCTGAGTGGATTGTTCGTACTGTGCTAGTACTGCATCTAAAACATTTGTCGCCATATATTAAATTATTTAAAGTTTATGATATAAGTATAGTAGTTAAAAATTGTAATGTCAACATACAAAAAAAGGTCTCAAATGAGACCTTTTAATTATATGTTATAGTCTGTTGCCTTTGGTAGATATTCGTCAAAAGAATCTTCAACATCTTTAGAACTAAAGTTTTGAACGTCGTCTGCCGTTAAAACGTATTCTTTACCTGTTTTTTCCATGTCTTCCATTTTATCTTGGAAGAAATCTGAAAGTTTTTGTTTGAATGGTCCTGAATCTAATGATCTAAGTTCTAGTTTTTCTTGTGCCGTTTTAGGTCTCATCTTTTCAATTTGAGCATCCAATGCGTCGATCTTAGTCACCAACTGATCCATTTCACCAAGTTTTTCTTGCATTTTATTAAGTTGGTCAAATAGGTTGTTAAAGTATTCTTCTTGTTTGTCAGCAATACTTGTTTGAGTATCAACTAAATCAGTAATATCTAATTCTTCAACTTCCTCTTCACCTTCACCGCCAATTTCTTCCACGTCCGGATCTGTAGCAACATCTACAGGTTTGTTTTCTTCAGCTGGAGGTGCTGGTGGTGCCGGAGCTGCTGCTGCCGCAGGATCTGCCGGTGGAGCCCCTGCCGCTGCAGGATCTGCAGGTGGAGCCGTGGGGTCTACAGGTGGTAATGGTTCCTCTTGTTCCATGATATACTTATTGATACGATTGTATCTATCTAATTCTTTTAATATTTTTTGATCAATTGCCATTTTATCCGTTCAATAATGTTTTTATACCTTGGTTGGTTTCTACTTGTATTTTTTTGAATGTCTTCATGGTGTTATCAACTCTTTCGATCAAACCGTCTTTCATTCTAACAGTATAACAATCACCTGTGTCGAGATCACAAACTTGTTTAGTACCGTCACCCATGTCTTTTTCAGAAACTCTTGTGTTTTTACCCAAGTAGTTATCCAATATTAGTTTTGTGTTCATGTTATTTTTTTTATATAAATATCTGGTTTATTAAAAAGATACATTTGTTTGGATATCATTTTGACTTCTGAACGAATCTAAAGCCTCTCGGAACTTATTTCCTAATTCAGTTCTTCCAGCTTCATCTAATTGTGTCCAAACATTTTCGTTTCTTTGGATTGGGTATTTCAACACATAATTTTTAGCTAAGGCCACTATCACGTCAAGCCCTAAGTTATTTACTTCAGTGACAAATTGTGATTTTATAGGTGGTAAAACGCTAATCACATAATCAATAAAATTATCGAATGTTGGGAAAGACGCTATCGGTATATTTTTTTCGTTTTGACCTCTATTGATACAGAAAAACGTTCTTTCGGTATTAACCAAGAACGATGTACTATAATACTCTTTAAGATCAATAGTACTGTAGTTATTTTGATATGCCGAAATTCCCCCTGAATTATTTACAGAATCAACATAAATGTACGTATAACCTATAAGAGTATAATATATAAGATCTGGACTAGTACCACCTGTATAACCTAACCCAACAAATTTATTTTTTAATGTTGTATACAATACTTTTAAACTTTGAGTTGTTCTTTGTGGTGTTTCTACTGGCGTGTAATTTCTATAATTTGGGTTGATTAACGCTCCACAATCTTGACTACCAGATAACGAATCTGTACCTGTCACATTTTGTAGTACTTGTGTTCTTTGACTAATAATGTTATTTGGGTCCGATTGTAATTTAGTTTCTCGTTCCTTAATTTCCTGTTGGATTGTATTCAAAATATTAACATTCAAAGATTGTATGAACCCGTCAACCTTAGGTAAACTACTAAATGATTGTCTTGTTCCCGTAATCGTGGTTTCAAATCCCTCTTCGTTTATTCTATGTGAAACTTTGGTAACCAAATAAGGACCTGAAAACATTGGTATATTTCTTAAATTAAAATACATTGTAGGTTGCATCAAAGCATTACCCATCATATCTATAGAACATTCGTAACTTCTATTTTTATACAAGTTATATAAAGAAACATTTTGACTAGTTGATGCTCTATTTCTACCTTGATTTGCCATTTGATTCAATGCCTCTAACGATTCCGATGTAGGTTTACCAGGATCTTGATTCAAGTCAAGTTGTTTGAATATTTGTTGATTTTGTTGTGTGATATCCACATTGAACCCAACAACCTTGTTTGATCTCGCCCAATCTGTTTTATTTTGTTGACTCTCAATTAAAGGATTATCACTAGATCTTCTTAGATCGAACGCATCATCTCTAAACCTGTAATCAACATTTTCATTCATATTGAGGTGTTCACTTGGTTTTGATACATACATACAAAGATATTTTGGTGAACTATTTCTGTAATCCACATTTAAGAATGTCCCAAATAAACTATTAGCAAATTCTAAAGAACCATCAGGTCTTGGTATTGGGTTTTTTTCAGCGTCCTGTACGTTATAGAAATTAACATAAGATGGTAACATAAAAGACTGGAAGTTGTTAGTCTTAACTATGGTTTCAACCGTATCCAATAAAGAGTTTTTATATGAATATGATTCAATTAAATCTTTGATTTTAAAAATGTCTACGTAAACTTTATCACCAACATCTCTACTTGCTCTGTCAACTAACATTACATCCTCAAATAATGTTCTATTACTCAAATCAAAACCAGCAATCCAAGCGTCATTTAAGGCTTTAAAAGTTTCCCAAAGTTCAACTCTAGTTTGTTCAGTGAACTCAGCCTCTAAAGGGGCTCTTACATTTTTTATTTCTTGATCCACAAAGAAGGTTGGTAGTTCAGCTCTAACGCTCGGCATTAAGACACTAATAACGTTATTCGCATAAGTTAAACAGTTCTGTAAATAAACATCATTCAACTCATAAAACTCATTTCTTGTAAGATTAGGATTGTTAAGTTTTAACGTAGCAAAAATCTTAATCAGTGGAGCTAAATTAACAATATCATTTTCTTCAAAAGCAACATTCATGGTTGGGAAAAAGTCCGTTATGTATGACCCACTATTACTATATTGTAATTCAGGGATGTCTGAAAACCCCACATATGTTTCTAACGCCTTCCATGCGGTTGGATTATTACTTTTGGATGTTGATAAATTTATCGATCCTCCGTTGGTTGGTACTGTACCTGATACATAAGGATTCGCGACATATCGATCTTCAACAAATTGGAATGAATATGAATTAAATATTCTTCTATTAAATGAAGATGGGTTACCGTACTTAAACACACAATTGTAGTTGATAAAATTAGTTAACACAGTTTGGAACCTTGTGTTTTGTTTTGTGATAACATCATTCAATAATAATTCACCGCTGTTTCCAACTGGCGTTTCTATCTTCAATAGTTCTCTCATCAAACCTTGGAAATTTTTGAAGGTTAGGTCATTTGAGTTTGTGTCTGTCGAAGTTGGTGTTACAAAACTTGAGGGTAATGTATCCTCAAAATCGTAAACCGCCCTACTGAAGTTTAAGAATTCACTTTCAAATAAATCTAACACGCTCTTATCAAACGTAGTGAATAGTTCTGATATGTTAGTATACTCATTAACATCCCCGTTTATTGAGAAGTTTTGTTGAGTCTTTTTATCATTCAATATTTTTTTAAAGTATTCGTCAGGAGAATTTTTTGATACTTGTGAGTTGTTAAACCACCCGTAATTAGGTGCATTCCAATATAACCTAACAGATCCATTATACATTGCAGGATTATTAGATATTTCAGTTGTCATGACATTACCAACAAAACATTCCGATTTTGTTTGATTAACATCAGCACCAAATGAAGGTAATACATAATAACCTGCAAGATCATTTGTCCTTGACAGGACAGACCAAGTTGTTACTCTTAAAGTTCTTGTTGGGTTATTAGGGTCAAATGCCGGAGCCCCTTCTATTTTTGATCCAGATGTTGTGAATAATTTTAATTTATTGGTGTTGATTAGATTTTGTATAGTTCCACTACCAATCCCTTGTGTATAAGCACCTGCCACTTCAAAAGTACTTGTTGTTGGTGTTTGACTTGGTGTTACTGAGTAAACACCTGGTCCTGCCGTGGTACCTGAAACTTGGAACCCGATTGTAATACCTGTCATTAAAGTTCCTGTCAATTGGGATCCATTAGTCAATACGTTTGAATCTACATTATTCACAATTAAGAATTTACCTCCCGTGGAAAAACTTGTATTTCCACTTGTTGTTCCGGTAGATAATTGGTAAAGACCATTACCACCGGTAGGTCCTGTAATTTGATTTCCTAATACAAAAGGTGTGGATGTAAAATTATTACTTAATAATTCTACCCCACCATAAAGGAAAGGATAATTTAATCCCGAAATTGTTGTAAAATTCCCAAAACTACAATCTAAAAAGTTTCCAATCGTACCTGGTGGTATGTTAGAAACAAAATAAGTTCCTGGTCCTGATGGTGCAACTATTGTCCCCGTAATACCTAAGGATGGGAAAGTAACCACAGTACCATTCTGTAACACATTACCGTTAGTTACGGACAAGAAAGTGACAAAACTACTATTGACGTTACAAGTACCAGTAACCGTAAATGATGATGAGCAATCACCTGTAACCTCAACAATTTGCCCATTACCCGTAACTTGAGTTTGACCTGAAAATAATAACCTTCCTTGTAAGAAGACATTAAAGTCCTCCATTAACTGAGGATAGAATCCTACATTTATATTA